AGGGAAGATGACAAGCCTCTTACGAGGTCTGACATCATTAATGAGTTAAAACAAGCTAGGCACCAAAAGGTATAGGAGGCTATAAATTATGGCTGGACAACTATGGGCTGTTAACTCTAGCGGTGGTTATATGTACTCAGATAATCTGAGTCGTGATCTACGAATGGAGGTACAGCCGGTCGTAAAGTTTAGACAATTTTGCGACATCAAAGACGCAGCCCACCAAGGGCTACATAGGGGAGACACATTCCACTGGAACGTGTACTCTGACGTAACAACACAAGGAACCACTCTGGTAGAGACGGCGACTATCCCTGAGACAGGATTCACAATCACTCAAGGCACACTTACTGTGACAGAAGCTGGTAACAGCGTTCCGTACACTGGTAAGCTGGATGACCTGAGTGAGCATCCGGTCAAGGAGATCATCCGTAAGGTTCTGAAGAACGACGCCAAGAAGGCTTTCGACAACCTAGCGGCAGCGCAATTCGATGCTACTCCGCTTCGTGCTGTTGGTACTGCCTCTAATGCTGCTGTGTTCACTACTAATGGAACTGCTACTGCGGTAAACGCGGCTGCTGGTTCTCTTGGTAAGGAGAACGTGAAGGTAGTTGTTGACTACATGAAGGAAAGAAACATTCCTGCTTATGTCAACGATGACTACTACTGCATTGCATGGCCGTCAACTCTGCGACCTCTCAAGAATGATCTTGAGACTATTCACCAATACGTTGATTCTGGATTCCAGATGATCCTTAACGGTGAAATCGGTCGTTACGAGGGCACTCGCTTTGTGGAGCAAACTCACATTGCTAAGGGTACAGGCATGGGCACAAGTGCTGCTGCTTGGACAAATGGCAATGACTGGGCTGTGTTCCTAGGCGAGGACTGCGTTGCCGAGGCGATCTCTATTCCTGAGGAAATCAGGGGTAAGATTCCGGGCGACTTCGGTCGTGACCGTGGTATCGCATGGTACTACCTAGGTGGCTTCGGTATCGTTCATACAACCGCCGCACAAGCTCGTATTGTGCTGTGGGACTCTGCTGCTTAATGGGGGTGAATTATGAGCTACAGTGAGCCAATCACAACTGTTTACAGCTACGGAAACCATGACTTCGGTACTGCCTCTGAGACTTTTCGTTTCAAGGGTCCAGCCGGTAAGAAGGGTTATCTTGTGGATGTGAACGTGTCTGCAACCGAGACCTTTACTGCTACCTCTTCTGAGGGCGCAGTGAAGATCGGTAGTGCTGAGGCTGGAGCGCAGTACGTCAACATGGGTCTTGGTACTCTTGCTGACAAGGCTACGCAAAACGCTTCTGACACTGCTGCCGATATCGTGCTTCGTGACTTACCGGCTGATACGGGTATCTGGGTGCAGTTCCTTGCGCCTACTGGAGGTACTCCTGCTGGTATGGCCGATGTACAGATCATCGTCAACTGGTACTAATAGGAGAAATCTTATGAAGGACAGCGCAAGTGGGAAGATGCCCGATAACGGGCTAACAGAGAAGACTTCGTTTGCCAATGAGACCCCTGCCGCACACGGCATGGATACCAAGGGTAAGGATCAGAAGCCTATGGGCACTGTGAAGAAGTCCGTTCCCGGCGGATTTAAGTTCCGCTAATTAAGACGGGGGGCTTCGGCCCCCCTTCTTTTCTGGAGTGATCATGAAAGACCAAGGTTACACTAAGGACTCTGAGCTATTCGACCAGAGGGACATGGAGTTTAGGGATCATAATGCTACATGGAAAGTACAGCACAACAACAACTACAAGCGGTTGGGTTGCGACATGATGGACGATATGTCTGGAATGGAAGAGTATGCAAGAGATCAGAAGAATAGAGAATGGTAGGGTAGTCATACGCTATCGAAAGGAAGGAGTCCTTGTAGACGGGGAGGGAAATCCTGTTGTCGAAGAAGATAATCAAGAACCTGCCGTCCAAGCCCCTAAGCGAAATAACACAGGGCGATCTGGGCGGCGCAAGGAAAGGCGTGGTAGTAATCCGGTACGGGGCGATAGGGGACATGGTAATGATGTCGTCAGTCCTACCCCTCCTGAAGGAGAAGTACCACCGGGTAACGGTTAACACCACACCCAAGGGATACGAGATCGTCAAGAACGATCCAAGCATAGATGAGTTTCTTATTCAGGAAGACGGACAGATTCCCATCTATGAGATTGAGGACTACTGGGATCGGTTGAGTCAGTGCTTTGAGCATACGGTCAACCTATCTGAGTCGGTAGAAAGTAGGCTGATACTTCAGCCTGATAGGCTAGTGGTTTTAAACGGGAGAGTTATAAAGGCTCCCGCGCACGAGGATTACTTCAAACCTCAGAGCGAGGTACACGAGAAGTACAATCGGAACTATATAGAAGAAACCCATAAGATAGCCGGGGTTGAGTTTGTTCATCAGCCCAAGTTTTACACCACCAGACCTGAGCGTAGATGGGCTGAGAGAGAGCGTAATAAGATCAAAACACCATATGTGGTAATGATTGTCCTCTCAGGCTCATCGACTCACAAGGCTTACCCATTCACGGATAGCCTGATGGCACGGGTATTCCTTGAGCGGGATGACGTTAGCTTTGTAACTGTAGGTGAGACGCTTTGCCAATTGCTTGAGAGCGGTTGGGAAAACGAGCCGAGGGTGGTGAGACGATCAGGGTTGTGGACGGTGAGAGAGACACTGGCCTTCCTTGATCAGGTTGATGCGGTAATAGGGCCGGAAACAGGAGTCCTTAATGCTGCCTCAATGCTTCCTTGCAGGAAGATAATCTATCTTTCTCACTCCTCCGTAGAAAACCTCACCAAGCACTGGAAGAATACACGAGCTATCTCCAGTAATCCAGAATGCTTCCCCTGTCACAAGATGCACAACGGGAAGAAGTATTGCAACATAGACGAGGAAACCGGAGCGGCCAAGTGCGCTGTGTTCGATCCCAAGTACATCATAGAGGACTTAAATGGCAACGTATTTAACTCTTTGCCAAGAGATGGCTAGAGAGGTAGGTATTCCGGGGTCTGGGCCTACTACGGTGGTGGGACAGACCGGAGAGCTAGGGGATATTGTACGCTATATCCGTGACGCTGATCTGGATATTAAGCGCAGATGGCACGATTGGAAGTTTCTATGGACATCAACCACAGACACTTCATCTGTGGGCAGTAGAAGCCTTGTGACGGGTAACCCCTCAGACCTTGGGGTATGGAACAGGGATATGGTTGTCTACGACTACGATACAGACAACTACCAAAGACTGGACTACATCGAATGGGATGAGTATATCCATTCCTATAAGTTCGGAACGGTATCCAACGGAACACCGGAGATGTTCACTCTAACACCTGCCGGGGCTATTGAGATGTATCCGCCAGCCTCAGCAGTCAAGAACATTTACCTTGAGTATTGGAAGAAGCCAGAGGAACTGAGCGCAGACGGGGACATTTCCATTATCCCCACTGAGTTCCATAGGATCATTATTGTAAGGGCCAAGCTCTACTATGCTGAACATGAAGATGCACCAGAGGTTCTGGTTGGATCAACCGCTGAGTTTGAAGACTTGCTTGATAACCTTGAGTCCAAGTACGGAAGAAGGCAGGAGGCTAGAAGAATGCACCAAGCCTTTGGCGTACCTGTTGTTGAGGTAATGTAATGCCAAGCAGAATGACAAGGTCTAGGCAGATCAGTCCAACATCTGCCAAGGTTAAATACTTTGAGTTCAGTGGTGGACTAAACCTTGTCGATGCTGCCCTATCCCTTAAGCCGGGTGAGTGTGTTGCTGCCACAAACTTCGAGTGTGACATTCGGGGTAGATATAGACGGGTAGATGGGTATGAAAGGTACGATGGACAGACGCTACCTTCCGAAGTTATCTACTACCGTGTTCCCTTTACGGTGGGTACTTCCAGCTTCACATCGTTTAGCACCGCCTTTGGTGAATCCTTCAACCTACAGATACCAACAATCGGTACTCTCGTAGTTGGTTCCGCTTCAGGGGCAATAGGCAGGGTACTTCTTGTAGACGTAACTGACCTTGATGCCGATGCAGACGAGGGATTCTTCCCAGATGGTGATGCAGAAGGATACATCTATTTTACACTGGAGTCGGGTAGCTTCAATGCCAGCGAGTCCATTTATTTTCTTAACCCAAACAGTGCATTCGGCACTAGCTTTAACGTGGAGTATAAGTAATGCCTGAAACAAGAAGGACTCGTGCGTATCTAACAAGCACTAGCTTCGCCAACAATACTACGGGCGCGATCACAGCGCAGATGATACGAGAGTTTGTAGAGTCTAGCATGGGTGGCTATGCTGCCATCTATAATGTAGGCGCGGACTCGACCCCGGCAACGCAAGCAGTCTCCAATGGATCAACGGATCAGCTTACTTGGGATAACGGAACCACTGGTGGTAACGGAACTGAGGATACTGATGGTAGTACCTATGGTGCAAACGCTGACGCCGCCAATAACCAGATAACCCTGATCGACAACGGTGTGTATGTTGTTAATTTCAACATCTCATTTGAGGACAATACTGCGGCTGCTGAATGGACGTTCAATATAGCAACAAGCGCAGACGGTGGTGCTGCCTCTGCCACAAACTATAAGGCTCTAGTAGATGTTCGAGCTACCGGCGACCCATACCACGTTTCGCTTAGTGGGGTTGTGTCTACGTCTCACTCAACAGATACAGACATCCTGATCAACGTCAGTCATAGTGCTGGTGTGTCTCATACTCTACAGCTTCTCTACGCCTCACTAATGGTACAGAGGGTCGGTTAATGGGGCTGGTTGCCACGGCTTTAACAACTGAGGCACCTTCCCTAAGAGACTCGTCTGTTGACTCTTCTCTTGTAGGAGAGCTTCAAACAAGCATTGAGCAACAGAGAAGCCTGATTGAGGCCGTTCCGGGTAGCGGCAGCGTGCGCGGAGTATGGGTGTACAATGGTGATGTGTATGCCTTCAGGGACAACGAGGCTGGCACTGCTTGTATCATGTATAAGGCAGGTACGGGTGGTTGGGAAGAGCAGACTATGGGTACTTATATTGAGTACACAGAAGGTTTGCTTGAGGTGTTTGAAG